AGCCATATTAGCTCCTTAAAGTTAATTTATAACATCCTGCAGGAGATTATATCCAGTTATCGACATGGTGTCCAAATGTTATGTACAGATCTCTCTTATAGTAAACTCGAAGACAATTTCCATCGTCATCTTAGGGAAATTATTAAAGTCGTCATAAGTAACAGCTGCGATATCTCTATCAGTTGCTGTAGTCCATATTTGAGAATCTTTAAGGACTGTTTGTATAACTTCGTCACGAGTATCTGCCCACTGTAAATCATCAGCTTCACAATTTTCATTTACAAGACAACGTACAAAGAACGCGTTATCGTAACTTGATACACCAGTTCCCGGACGTCTACCTTCAAATGTATCAGCACCAGGTAATAGGTATGCCGTAGCAAATGCCGTCTCTTGATCAAGCGGTACATGTTTACCTATTATAACATCAGCCATACGAGGAACTGTTTTAAGAATCTCTTTAAGATCTTTCATTATCGTTGCATGTTTTGTCATATGATACTACCTTTTATCTTTTTATGGACAGCATCTTGTAGCATGTTATATGCACGATCTTTCCAGTTGGTTAGTTGTGTACCAGGATAATCCCACTGATTAAGTTCCTCACCATAAGTTTGCCAAGGCACTCTATGGGGTTTTCTTCCTAGGGATATAACAGCTTCGCCTAAGTTTAACCCACTACCTCTAAAGGTCTTTCGGGTTTCAACTTTAAAGGTAGGTACAGATTTACTCAAAGCGCCTGTACGCAGCATAGGCCATAGTGATATGTTACGTTTACCATTATAAGGGCGGCTTAAAAGAAATTTAACCTCAAGACGCCAACTTTTAATAGTCTGAACAACACGTTTTCTAATAGTCTCTATTCTACGCTCTGCAAGGTGTATACCTTTTTTCCGAACAAGGACATTTAGACGTTTAGTAAGATCACTAAGCATAAGATTAACCTAGTACCTGTAGTCTCGCCGAATAGAATTCATAAACGGACTGTACCGGGATTGGTATAACGTCACTTCTATAGTAAGTTGTGTTACCCGTGCTATTTGTTACTTTATCAACACTATCTGTATCTTTGTTAATTGCAAATATAATCGCGTCAATATGACGGTATATTGCAAGTTTTAAGTCTGTTGGTAGTATTGTGTAGCCAACTTCAGCTACAATATCTAATGGGACGTCATAATCAATTAAAGCTGTTACGAGTTTTACGTCTCGGCCATAATAGGCATATCCGTCTGTCGTTATTTCTGTACCGTCATACGTAATACTCGTAATAGCTGTAACGGGGACCACTAATAAATCAAATGTAGTTTCCTCTATAAAGCGTTGGTATGTTAATGTTTCAGTCTCAGCATAGATACCATACTGGCTCGTAAGAGTTCCAAGAACTCCATGAGCGACTGTTGCATAAAGTGAATGATTTACATTCTGTGCAGCAGCGTATAATAAATAGTCTGCGTAGTTAAAATCGCTGGCTGCCATTGGTTATCCTTTATCTATCGTCGAAACGAACGAATGTATTAAGTGTAGATGCTGATGAAATTGTGTATGTGCTAACATCAAGCTTCATGAATGGTGTTGGCTTAGCTAACACGAAAAAGAATGCGTTTTCAGCTGTTAATTCATCTGCAGTAAATACGTGAGTGTCGATGATACCATATGTTGTACCATCTAATGAACCTAGAACGTCAATTGTAACCGCTGTTGGGTCACCAGTTAAAACGCCTTGTACTGCTACTGTTGCTTCGTCGTCTGTTTTTAATACTGTTGCATATGTTCCTGCTGCGTCTAGTTCGCCTAATGCTATTGATACTTTCATAATTAATCCTCTTTAGATATTGTACGTCTAGGTTTAGACGTCTTAGGTTTAGGTTTTGCAACCGCCTTAGGTTTGGTTTCTGGCTCCACAGCCTCGGGCTTAACCTCCTGAGGTGCGGCTTCCGGCGCAAGTCTAAACTTGTTTGGGAAGGTTTTTACCAAGCGTTTTGCTTCTTCTTCGTTGATGTCGTATGTAATTCCGTCTTGAAACGCAATACCATTAGAGGTCATTGCAATTTTTGATGTAAACTTTACGTTCATATGTTTCCTTTTATTTTGTGTTTGACCAACTATTATTGGTCCCGTAATAATCACTATGAAGAGCTATAAGCTCAGCAGATAGCGTTGGTAATTCGTCGGACTTACTAAGATTTTCCTCAGTCGTGATAACGCGTAAGTTTAGTGGGTGGTGTAATCCACCCTTAGCGATCGGCACGATATGATCGACATGCATGGCTACGCTGGTCTGCTTCTCGATGTTTAATGCGATCTTATAAAGAAGTTGTATCTTATACTTTTCGTTCGCTGTTAACTCAGGTGTTTGGAAACGCTTAGCGGCTCTGTATTTGGCTGAACGTGCTTTCAACTTCTCAGGATTCTTTTGATGATACTCAACATTCTGACGTGCTAACTCTTCTTTGTTATCCTCACGATATTGTTTACGGTACGCTTTACGCTCAGTATTGTGTTCTATATTGTAGCGCTTGCCGTAAGCACGACGCTCCTCAAGATTTTCTTGATACCAGTTAGCAGCACGTTTAGCGTTGTGTTCTTTATTAGTAATGTCACGCTCTCTACGCTCTGTTTGACGACACGTCTTACACGTATTTGATCTATCATATAACATCGAACTATCTTTAACAAATAACTCTAAATCTTCCTCTGTAGTAGCTTCTAGGCTACATGTTTTGCATTTCCTTAACATTGTCATCCTTTGTGTATTTGATTTAACAATAACTATGTACACCCTCATGCCCACAACGGCAGATGTACATAGTTATTGTTAAAGGTTCTAGAGCCGAAGCCCTAGAGGTTATGACTAGCGAGCCATGTTAATGCCGGCAACAAGATTTACATACGTGTTGTCGATAACGTTTGGAGAACTTTCAGTTGAGTCATAAACTGAACTGAATCCGTACCTTAAACTGCCTGTGTAAACAAACGTTTGATTAACGATGTTTTTATCAGCTTCAGAAATTACATTCCCGTTCATAGTTAAACGACAAGTTGCTACATTAACTAATACACAAGTTGAAAGAGTGTTATTTCCAGCAGTTGCATGGATAACACCATTTGCATCAACAGCAGGTAAACCAGAAGTAACGATGAATGGGATATCATAGATAGTATCTACTTTACCACCGAATAACGTTGCTAATCTACCAGCAGTGTCAAGTGTTTTGTACCCATCAAACTCACGAATCTTACCATAAGTATGTTGATCAACTACAAGAACAACATCACCACGACTTACAGCTCTTTGATCAAGATAAACCCCACCAGCAAGTTGCATTTCAGTAACTTTAGCGCGGAACTCGGCGCCAGTATAAGCAGCACCACCAAAATCAACAGTTGCTTTGTTTAAAGCAGTCTTACGAAGACCATTAGAAACTTTTACTGGAGAAGCAGCAGCAGTACCAGAATCTTGAGTACCAGCGATATCACCATTAATAACAGTAGTCTCAACAGCTTCAGCAACCGCACGAACGATACCTGAACGAACTTCAGCAGCAATATCAATTAAAGAATCATCTAGTAATTCGTAAGATTTACGAACAACAGACATAACTTCATTAGTAGTTGCCACGAAAGTTGTATAACTCTCTCCACTATCAGTACCATCAGTCTCTTCAGACGTTAAGTACGCAGAGATACCATATAACGCAATTAGATCGTGAGCAATACCACCCTTGATTTGTTTAACGCTAAATAATTTAGCAACGTTTAACTCTTCTTGAATATCTCTTAAAAGAGATCCAGTAAAACCGTCTGGTAATGCTTCAGCTAAATCACCAGTAACGCCAACAGCCTTACCACGTGCATTTAGATCTTCTGCATCGATATCAAGTAACTTACCACCACGAAGTGTCTTCGCAATGAAGCCTAATTCTGCAAGTTTACCTTGATCACCAGTTAATACTGGTTTACCACCAACAACGCCAACTGATTTCTCAACAGTAGTCGCAACTTCTTTAGCTGAAGCTGTGATACCAGCTGTAACGTCTTTTTTCATAGCCTTAGCTACAGTTTCGCTTAATTTTGCCATATTTATATCCTTATGGGTATTACCCGAGTTTAAGATTTGCGGTCTTTATGGCGACGCGTCTCCATCGAAATTATGATGAAGCGTTGCTTACAGCAGAAGTAACTTTATTGTCAATAAGCTCAACAGTATCAGATAGTAACTCATAAAGATCACCAAGGGCATCAACATCAATATCTCCAGCCTCAGTAGCTTCAATTTCAGCTTTTTGTTCACGAATGTAACTAAATACGTCTTCAACACGTTTAGCTGCAGCGTCTTTTTCAGCTTGGTCTTGGGCAGTCTTCTCATCTTCTTCTTGTTTAACTTTCTCAGCTTTTTTCTCGTCTGCTAATTCAGTAGCTTGTGAGATAGCATCTGCTAAGTTTTCAACCGACATCTCTGTCTTAGGATCGTCTTTTGAAGCCTCTACCTTTGTAACATCAACCTTCACTTCAGTTGTATCTGCAGCTACTTTTGTAGTTTCAGTAGTTGTTGCTTCGGCAGTTGTCTCAGTCGTGCTAGCAGCTACTGTATCAGTATCTTTATTTTCTAAATCCATTTTCTTACCTTTTATTTGTTTAGACATGCTACATAACCCGTTTACTTCATCGCATGTCATATTATTTTGTTCTTTAAGCATCCTTTTAGATACCGTCATACTCTTCTGGCTTGTAGGGGTGAAGATAGCATCCTGATTAGAGGGAACATTTACTATACTAAGTTCAACTAACTCTGCTGATGATATTTCAAAAATATCCTCGTCTTCCAGATAAGTATAAGTCTTCGCTATAAAACCTATGGAAAAGGTTTTAGTTATACCTTTTTGAACCGCCTCAAATACGTTTTCACGTCCTGTAAGTTTATGCATCTCAGCCTTAACGTATAAACCTTTAGCATCCTTTTCTATATGGGTAACTTTACCCATAGCATCAGACCAATTATGATCAAAAACCATAATTGGATTCTTTTTAAAGTTCTCAATGTTCAACAACGCGATGGATACGCTCTCACCATCACGATCTTCTAATCTACTACCATCAGCGTTTACAAAAACGCTTGCGTAACCCTCCAAATATATAACCGTAGCGGCTTCGTCAGAAACTCGCGCAATGTCTCCCATAGATGGGTCTTCTTCTGATGTCCTATCCCCAATCGCAGTTGGTGCGTCAGGAAGGACGTCTCGCGGATCCATGTCGCGGGCTCCGACGAGTTTAAACTCAATATCTTGATAAAGCTTAACCTGTTTCATTAAATTTCCTTATATGATTTGATACCGTAGTACCTGACTTAATACCAACTGCGGAAGCTATAGCAGTGTAGGATAATCCGTCGTTACGTAGTGATAACATACGAAGGAGTACTTCTGGAGTGATAGTCGAGAGATTTCTCGTAGTATAGTCATGCCGTGATAACTTTCTAGGGTGTAATATACCAAATTTCTGTACTAATTCATCTATTAACCAGGTATAAGCTCTCCTATTTAGTATAGTATTGACGTCACTATAGGGCAGGTCTAAAGATCTTGACACTTCCCGCACCGACCTTGTACCGTCTAACATCGCTATAACTCGCAAGTACTTAGAAACGAGTGTACTGTCAGCTCTTACAACAGCTCTACGCTTCTCAGTGTTCGCCTTTGACTTAATAGAGTTACTTAAGCGTTTTCTACTTTCGTCTGACCACTTTAAACCTAATGTACTACCGGCTGTAGGTGTTAGGTTAAATAAATCCTTATTAAAGTCGTAGGAATCTATATAAGATTGTTCACATTGTAGTAGCCGGCCTGGGGTACATAACTCTAAAGTCTGGAAGCTTAGTATATCTAGTCCATACTTATTAACAAAGTTCTGTAAATACTGGTTTTGATGCTCACTTCGTTGTAGGGTACCTAAGTGTTGGGTGTAACGTCTTTTAATATTCATAGTACTCCCTATATAGATACGATCGTCAATCGAATTCTTTATAATATAGATACCAGACTTCGAAGAGTCTTCTTTAGTAACGTTATAAATCATAAAGAACCTTTGTTTGAATGTTGTCTAATGTCCGTATAGAATAATTCGCTATTGCCGGATTTTAGTATCTTTTGGTATGGTAGAAGATAATCATGATACTCAAGAAGTATGCGTTGCTCTTCTATATAGGCTTCCCGACCACCAGAATAAGTGACCGTAAAGATTACCGTATAAGGTATCTTTTCATACTTAAAACGTTGTTCAACGCTCTGAGTAGTAATACCTATTTTATAGATTGGTGCACGACCTTTAGGTGCAAACTTTATATAGTATAATAAGGTTTGTCGTCTAGGGTAATAGAGACGCTTACCATTATGGATGCATCTAAGCTTCCTTCTCGGCATCACCGCCTCGCGTACCGTCTGTAACAGACGTATTATCTTCATCCCCAGCGTTACCAGTTGGAAGATCGTCTGCAGTACCTCCGCCTACAGATGCAACGTTAAGCATACGCTCAAGGTCAGCATCATAGTCGTCGTAGGATACAGGAGCAGCGCCTAATAAATAAGCAGGCATGTAAATCTTATCAGCAGCTTCATCCTCGCGTTTAGGAAGTTCCATCATCTCACGGGCTTCGTTCAATGTGATTAGACCAGCTTTATGTTTCTTAGTAGTTAACTCAACTTGAATCTCTTCAGGCATCTTAAGAATATTAAGATCCGAATAGTCAAACTTAACTACAAAGTTTTCTAACGCAAGTTGTTCTCTAAAGAAACGAGTAAAGTGTAATTCAATGTTATTAAGAACCGGAGCCAACTGACTATTAAAAAACGTTCTTAATAATAGTGAGACCTCTTCAGTTTTATTTGCACCTTTCGAGGTAACACCAAGTAAGAATGACGGAATAGCAAAATGCTTTAGGATTGTTTCGTTAATCTCTGTAAATAGAGATAACACTTCCCCACCAGTCATCGCGTTACCAATTTGTTGCACGTCTAACTTCGTATTCATAAAGAACGAACTAGCCGTTGCGGACTGCATGAAGGAATCAAATTCTGTCTTGATCTTTTTCATATTACGTTCTGATATAGGAGTATCGGCTGAGATAATAGAAGCTTTCTTAGCCCCACCTGTTAGCATCCCCTTAGCTTGACCAACAACACCTGCTTGCATCAGTAATACATCGTTCAAACTTTTTAAACGAGATAAACTATATAATAGGTTTGTTGGGTCGATACTATCGTTAATGTATATACACTGATCAGCTTTATATCTAATCTCTGAACTATCTTCAGCCGTATACACGAATTCGCTAATAATACGTTTGCCATCAGATACCGCAGTAACTTTCGACATATCCATATTATAGAAGTTTAGAAACTTTCCACGTTTGGCTCTTTGATTTGTTTCTGTAACGATTAGGCCAGCACCTTGTGTCCAGATATTAACAGCGATCTTACGCATGAAGTCGATACGCGAATCTGTTTCATTTGGAAAGTCCATATCAACGTTATCAAGTATAGCAGGTTTTAGTGTACCATCAGAGTCTTGAGCAAATACTTTCATCTTACATAAAGAAACAGTATTTGCTATTGTTCTGACAGCTAGATCGACAGTCTCAACGGACTGTACATAGTTTGAATATAATTCATCGAATGTTTTATTTGCACCCGACTCATAAGCAACAGCATCTTGTGCTATTGTTGGATGCTTAGAGCGAATGTTATTTAGATACGGTTTATTTCTCATATAGGTGTTACCTCCGTATCTTTATGGTAGTATTCCATACCGTCTGCGTCTGTAGCTTTTATAACTAACTGTATAGAGTCAGATGTGCTTACAGATGCAGAAGGTAATGTGAGGTCCAGTTGATAAATATCATCAGTAATTCCAGTTATATTTAAAACTGTCCATGCTATGACGTTTGTTGTAGCTCTTCCAGATAGTTTATCAATCTTATATTCAACAGAGGTTAGATCGATAGCATTTCCAGGATCTATTATATAGTATGATATAGAGGTTTCTACATCAATCTCTAGATAAGAAGATGGACTCACTCTTTGTAGAGCTATTTGTTTAGTATTAAAAAATGACATAACACCTCCCCTTAGTGATCTAGTCTTATTATATAGTATATTACATCAAAAGTGGTCTTTACCACA